GCAAAAGTAAATGGTTTAGCATTAAACAATCGAAAGTATTGTTCGTTGATAACATCATCCAACTGTTGTTTATATGTTGTTATATCGGGTTGATAATCTAAAATGTTACCAACATATTTTCTGATGTCTGCTAAATTCATTTACGCCTCAAAAAAAAAGGAAACTGCTCCAGAAGCGGGGCTGGAGCAGAACCCACAAGGTTTTTAGAATTGTTTAATTACAAAAACATCTGCTTGATTTCCTGATGCTGTTTTCACACAATATGCAATTGGAGGAACAGACAAAGAAGCAGTATATTCTTCTGCTCTTCCAGCAGTATCACCACCAGCAACATCTGGAGCAACAAGACGAGCACCAGCTGCAATAGCAGTTGTAACTGCTGCATCTTTATGCAAACCAGCAACAGTAACATCTACCTCTTCATTTGCAGCAGCAGCAGCAATAGCAAAACCAATTGCAACTACTTTATCTGAAGAAGATCTATCAGCAGGTAAAACAAACAAACCTTTTTCACCAAGTGCTGTTTTAGTTATATCCAAACAAACAATATCACCAGCAGCAACAGCTGAGCTAGCAATAAATCTTTCAACTTGACGACGATTAGAAAACAAAGTTGTAAAAGCGTTACCATCACCATCATCAGCTTGTAAGTATTGTAGTAAAGTATTAGTAGCCATGATTAACTCTCCGCGTTGATTAGTACACCGTGACCAGCAAGATGACTTGTGGCCAATTGAGTACGTACAAGAATGTTAGCAGACGCAGCAGCATATCCAGAGATACGCTCCATATCGCCCATTTCAAAGAAAGCATCTTGATCAAAGTAGCAAGTAAACAAAGAAGAGTTCAAAAAGAACATACTTATTTTGTCTGCACTTCCGTTAACCTGGTATCCCAAGTTTTGATCAATGTACATCATAGCTCCGTTGTACATAAGAGCCATGCGTCCAACCAAATCTTTCATTTGCTCAGCAGAAGTGTATCGTTCTTGTGCTTCCAACTCATTACGATAAAGCTCGTATGATGTTGGTGAAGCAAGAATAATGTCTACCTCTCCTTCAGGAGCAAAGATTTGAGTATTAATAATAAGATTGCTCATTGCCTTTAGACCAGCATTGCTTGTAGCAAAAGCACCACCAACATCAGCAACTTGATTTTGCCATGACTCTTTGAAAGAACCTTTAGAAATACCACCAACTGTGTTGCCTTGACTTCCAAACGCATCAATTTCAAAAAATCCACTAGGATCAGCTGGAGTAGTAGTAACAACACCTTCACCATTAAAAGTGTTCAGGTCAGTAAGAACTGACGAGTCACCTTTAACAACTTGACGGCACCATTCACGCTTCAACATACCCATAACAGATTTGAGACGAGCTTCAGCGATTCGGATGATTGCACGGCTACCTTTGTTACTGAGTTGTTCTTTTTCAGTAATTACAACTGGTGCAGCAAAGTCACACCAATCAAAAGACGCAGTCCGCAAAGCATCTTTTACTGCTAGGTTAATTGATTCATAACCAGTAGCAAGTTGTGTAATGTTTGAATGTTCAGCAAGTATTACTGGATGGTCTACTTTTTGACCACCGTTAACTTTTTCGATGTTCCCTAGTCTTTCCACAGCTTCGAGTAGTGGAATAGTTCGGAACGTATTATCGACCTCTCGATCACGCAAGATACGAAGGGTCGACGCTAGAATATCATATTGAATACCCATAGTGTTCACCTATAAATAAAATTATTTCGTATGTTTCGCGTGTCCGTTTTCGGGGCGGTATTGTTAGCGTATCCAATTGGGGCTGTCAATACACCTTACACAATAGCAAAATTATTTCTTTTGTGCAAGCAGATAGTTATAGATGTCAGCAGCACTCATCTTCTGTGCATCTGGAGGTGCAGTCATTCCAGACTTTCTGCCAGAGCCAATACGATCAGCAACTTGTTTGTTGATTTCTTTCTTCTTTTGTTGTTGTTGTTCAGAAAGCTTTTGTTGTTCTTTTGATTTTTTACCTTGCACAATCCAGTATCCTTGTTGTAAAGTCATCGACTCATTTTCCTGTAATAATGCAGCAACTTCTGCTCTCAATGTTTCATCTGTTCTAAGTTCTGGATGTTCATCCATAAAGTCATTAAGGCGCCTCATAGACGCTTGCTTTGCTTGTTCTTGTGCCAATGGTTGCAGTATTGACTGTAACTTTTGAGCAACCAAACCATTAATATATGTTTCCATTGAGGCATTATCAAAAGGATCAAACTGTTGTCCTTCTGCAGCAGCCTTTGTTGCCGTTTCTTGCAGTGCTCGAAAAGCATCAGAGTTTGTAAGATTGGCTTGCAATTCTTGTATTTCTTTTCTTTGCTTTGACAACTCTTGCATTTTACGTGTGTAATCACCACGCAGTGAACCCATTGCTCGTTGTACATTTTCAGGGACCGAGTTGTATATACTATCCCAACTCTCGCCCTCTTCCAACTTCATTTGTGCATAGTCAAGATCTTGTTGTTCTTGTGCTTCTGTTTGTTGTTGTTGTTCAACAGCTTTCTTTTTTTCGTACTGTTGCAACAAACTTTCTACACGCTTATCATAATCATCTTGTGGAAATGGAGCACCTGATTGTGGTTGTTCTATTTGTGGAACTTCTGGTGCAACAGTTTCTACTGCTTCTGTTGTTGCTTCTGTTGACTCTACAGTACCGCTATTTGTATTGTCTTGTTGCATTACATTCTCCCAGCAAACATTGCATCTATATCAACCGGTGCTTCTTCTGGCATTGGTTGTTCTGGCATTGGTTCTTCAACAACATCTGTTTGTCCAGGAAGTGTGCTTGCTTCTAAAAATCTTTTGAAATCTCTATCCTTTGCCAACTTACTTAGTTTTCCTGCAACCAACGCAAGATCGCGGTCATCAGATATGTCATCAATAGATATATCAAAATCAACATCAGCATCACCAGCAGCAGTAGAAATCATCATCATCTTCTCGACAAACTCACGAGGTAACATTGTTTGATCTTCTTCAAACATTGCATACTCATCTTGAAACAAAGCAAGTACTTCATTTAGTGAACCAACCAATCGGTTCAATGCACCTTTTGAAAACTTACCTTCTGGCAATGGTAAATTGTCCATCATTTGTTCGCTGGTTTGATCAAGCTCTTGTGCTTGCATCATTAGTTCTGGTGGTAAACTCATGTTATTCCTCTTTGGTTATTACTTTAAGATTTTCTTTCCAAGGCTTTTCAAATTCAAATCGATCATTTCGATGTATCGCATCTGGGTTGGGATCAAATGTATGTGACGCAGCTTCTGCAAATGATTTTGTTTCCTTAAACTTTTCAGAGAATGTTGCAACATCTCTTTTGTGTTTTAAGTGATCAACATTTTCTTGATGTTGTACATCATCAAGTTCTTCTTGTGTTACTGGTCGCAACCCTTTTTCCTTCATAATGCGCTCACGTTCCATCGAGTTAGCAACATAACACCCAAGCCCACGATCAAAATAACCGTGGCTGTCTCCCCATCTTCTAGGCGTGTTAGCAAATACCGATATGCGTTTTGCCAATGGTCGATTGCATTGTTCGCATGTTTGACTGTTTGCCTCTTCAATCTCGCAAAATATCTCCAAGTGGATATTGCAATGTTTACAATCATAATCATAAATAGGCATAAGTACTCTTTCATTGTGGAAGGAATTGTTTTACATCAGCAGAAGATGGTTGTCCTTGCATACCAGCAGATTGTTGTACAGCCTGTTCTGGTGCTGCTGCTTGTTGTTGTTGTGGCATTTCTGAAGCACCTTGTATCTCAGATATAAAG